GCGAAGAGCTTGATTGACACTATCAAGTCAAACCAAGAGTCACAGGATAGTGGTATCCTACCAAGCGGTATGATTGCAGGTAATGCTGCTACAGTAGCACAACAGCAAGAAGACTATATTGAGAAAACACGTGAAGCTGCATCCAAGATTACTTACTCTGCGTATCAGCGTATGCTTAAAACTAAAGCAGGACGTGAGAAGCTTAAAGAGATGGGTCTACCCACACAAAAGTTCCGTACTGGTAAAGACCGTGCATTAGCGTTTGGTGTCATGAACCCAGAGCAATACTTTGCACCTGAACCTGATGCTGCAGTAGAAGAAGAACCAAAATCTGAAGCACCTATGACACGCTCAGAGTTCCAGACATCAGATGATGGATTGGCACTACTTAACTACTTGATGGACGAAGAAGAGCTTACAGCAGAAGACTCTCTTGAGGATATCAAAGATGCTGTAGCTGCATGGTTTGGTGCTAACCCAACTGTAAACGTAGGTGCAGAAGTTACAGCAGAAGACGTTGCTAAATCTATGAAACAAACATTAACTCTGTTGGCACAGGAAGACTAATGGCTGATACAACATACTACACACAAGAGAGTATGAAAGATAAAAAGCTATCTGACCTTAAAGACAACGATGCCTTTTTGAATGATGCTATTACCTTTCTAAAAAGTCGCCGTAAGGGTTACGATGATGAAAAGCTATCCAAGTATACGACAGAAGATGTTGTGTACGATGTGCTAGAACACTTTCGTGTGATGAACACAAACGAAGTCACTATGGCAAAAGACTACTACTTTATGGATGACGATAATACGTCTGAAAAAGAGAAGCAGTCTTACGCACGTCTTATGTACGCCTTTGATAATGCCAAGGGTGAAGGTATCCTAGACGGTGGCTTTGCAGGTATTCGTGACTACGCAGAGGGTGTTGCTACAGCACCAAGCACATACCTGTCAGCAGCAGCCGCGCCTCTTACAGCAGGTGCAGGTACAGCAGCCGTACAAGCTTCTAAAGTAGCTACACAGCAAGCACTAAAACAGTTTGCTAAAAGTCAGATTAAGCGTGGTGCGCTAACTGCAGCACTAGATGGTTCTGTAGCAGCAGGGTCACAGCTTGGTATTGAGATAAATAAAAAGAAAGCTGGTAAGACTATTGATGAAGACTATGACATTAGCGGTACAAACATTGCTGCTGCTGGTGTTCTAGGTGGTGCCATCGGTGGTGCAGCTTACGCTATCCCAACACGTCAGCAATACAAAGGTGCAGAACGTCTAGTTAATAAACTACAAGAGGGTGCTACACAAAAGGCTGCACGTGAAGCAGAGGCCGTAGAGAGAGCCTCACAGTCGCTTAAAGAGCAAGCTGCTACCCCAGAGGGCCGCAAGATGATTAAGTGGACACAGAACAAGCTTCTGGCCTCCATTGATCCTAAACTTGTGGAAGAGGGTAAAGCTGCAAAGGTAGACATCCTGAGTGAAGACTTACCAGATGGACTTATTGGTGGACTAGACGCAGGTACGATGAAGCGTTTGAGTGCTGCTGCAGTAGACCTAGCAGAAGCCCTAGAGATCAAGCCTGAGAAGGGCCAACGTATTACAGAGTTTTTAGCTCGTCAGGTGGAGACAGGTGATGATAACGTATTTGATATTGTTCGTAAGCGTTATGGCCTTACTCGCCGCCAACTATCAGCAGTATATGCAGCAGAGGTATCAGAAGCTGCGCGTTTGTTGCAACAACAAGGATCGTGGCTAAACAATCGTGGTGCTAGAATTACTGGTCAAGAAGCTATCGACGCATCTAAAGACTTTGCTGATAAGTTAACCAAGCTGTATGACCAAGGTATGTCTACTGTGTCAGGCAAAGAAGCTGCAGAACTAGATGCTGCACGTTTGTCTATGACATCTGGTAGACGCGCTCTAAAGGCTCTTAAAGGGCTAGAGGATGCTAGACGTGCATTCATGACATCACAACCTGCTACAACTATGCGTAACAACATCTTTGGTGTTGCTATGACTGGTATTGATATGCTGGATCAGATTAACCTGTCTATCCTACAGGCTGCAGGTTTCGGTGGTGAAAAGAAGAACGCAGGTGCTACACTCAAAGGTTCTTTAGATACCTTGACGTATCTTACCAAGGATGCATATGTAGCTGACGCTCTTGTGACTATGCTTAAAGAAGATTCACCAGAGCTTGTGTCACGTGTATTTATGGATGCTGCTACAGCAGAGGCAAGCTTGGTACGTAATACTGCACTAGCTAAAGCAGGTACAGCAGCCAACGCTCTCAACACTATCTCTGACCACGTGTTCAAGAAAGCTGTGATTGCTTCTTACATTGACCGTAAGTTGGCACAAGAGGGTTCATCTTTGATGGATTACATGGCACAGGGGCGTATCGCTGATCTGCCTGATGACATGGTAAACGAAGCACTTGATGAAGCTTTAGCATTTACCTTCCAACGTAGGTTTGGTGGTAAAGGTGCCACAGCAGAGAGTAAAGCTGTAGGCAAGATTGTTAGTGGCGTTCACAAGTATGGACTTACTACAATTATCCCATTCCCACGCTACATTGCTTCACAAGCCAAGTTCTTGAATGACTACACAGTACTGAACCTGATGCGTAAAAAAGCATTTGGTCGTGAAGCTACTGCTGAAGACGTATCAAAGCTTATGACTGGTTCAGCTATGTTTGCTGGTGCTGCTTACATGCAGATGGATAACATTCAGAATGGCCTAGAGTGGTATGAAGAGCGTATGACATCTGGTGAGACAACCAACGCACAAGCGGCTATGGGTCCAGCAGCATTCATTCACTTTGCATCTAACTGGGCTTTGCGTAAAGCTAATGGCCTACCTACGAAAGAGTGGAATGAAGTACGTAAAGATGCACAAGCTATCTTGCTTGGTACAGAGTTCCGTCCCGGGGGTGGTGCTTTAGGCGATCTTGAGAACGCTTTTGTAAATGGCACACCAGAGCAAGGACTGAAGGTTGTAGGTGATTACCTGAGTTCCTTCACATACCCTGCTGCAGTAGTCAAAGACTTCTATGGTCAGTTTGATGCACGTTCATCTTACCTACCACAGACACGTGACGCTACTGTATCCTTGTGGGACATGGGTGGTATGGACTTTAACAGCACATACTTGCTACAGCGTTTTGGTAAGTCACTACCAGACTTTAACCTAGATGAAATGACAGGTCGTCTACAGGAAGACACAGGTATTGAGATCAGCACAGATGGTATGCAAGGCTTGCTAAAGTGGATGGGTGGTTCGGCACGTACACAATTCCAACTTATGGAAGAGCGTAACCGTGACACAGGCTATGACGCTGTACGTCACAACATCTTTGGTGATGGTCCTCTACGTCAGCTTGATCCATTCATGAAGCAGATCACAGGTTTCACCAAGAACGCACCAAAGAATGAGCTAGAGATGGAGATGTCTAAGCTTCAACTAGATGCATTCAAAGTGTACAACGAATACAAAGAGAAGAACACAGCACTAGAGTTAATGACTCAACAGATGCTGCAGGGTAAGCTTGCTGATGATGCTATTGCTTACATCAAGTCTGACTCTGTGTATGTGAATGCTGATATGGCTACCAAGCGTGACCTACTGAAGCAGCGTCTACAAGCTAACATTCGTGAGACACGTGCAGATGCCAGAACAATCCTGTCAGATTGGGCGCGTAAGCATGAAGAGTACCGTGGTGACTTTAATGCGTATGTGCGTGGCGAGTACAAGGCTCTATCACGTAATGAAAAAGAACAAGCTGAGAATGCTTGGGCATTACAGGCAGAGCGTTATGGCTTCTCTGGTAAGACTTATGTAGAGGCTCTTAAAGAGATTGATGCTAGTGACTATGACGAAATGGAAAAAGACACTAGGGCTTCGATACTCACACTCTGGTTTATCCAAGGTGGCAAGACTAGGACGAAAGCCATTAAAGAGTCAGCAACAAGATAAAGAAAGGGGGCCAATCGGCCCCTCTTTTATTTTATACCATGATCATTGGCTGCTAATTTAGCCCACATCATAGATTCTATCAGACGTTCCCTAGCATTCTCCCTCTGTTCACACTCATATAGATTATCGTATATGTATGAGTCTAAGTCTTGTACAGCTTCACGTAGTCCATTATTAAACTGTTTCTTTTTAGACTCGACAAATTCGTGTGCTTCGAGTTCGAGCTTCATGCCATTGCTATGATCTTGTCGATTGCTGCATGTAGCTCTTGTGGACTCATAACAACACGTTTGTTGCTTGCATAGTCACCATCTTTATCATAGCCACTAAACTCAACCACAAAACCATTATCTGCAAACTCTACTCGAAAGTCTGTTACTTCTTTAGTTACTTCTTTATTAGGCATATCAAAGTCCTTCTGCCATAAATACTTTTACCCACTCAGCACAGATGTCACTACGCACAATGTCATCTACACCAAACTCTACAACAGGGACAGGCAGCATGTGTTTCTTTGCAAGGTGTATGGCTTTAGATAAACCGTCACCCTCTTTTAAATCAGACTGCTGCGCGTCACCGTTAAGCACAATTTTACTACCTTCACCAACGCGAGTCAACAACATCTTTAACTCATGAATAGTTATATTCTGTGTTTCGTCTACGATGATGAAAGCATTGTCAAAGCTACGCCCACGCATCAACGCAAGCGGAGCCATCTCTATGTTACCATTCTTGATAGCGGTATCAACAGTACCTTTACCAAGATGCTTCTGTAGTACGTCAAGCACAGGTAACGCCCAAGGGTATGTCTTTTCCTCAAGCGTTCCCGGCAAGAAGCCTATATCTTTACCTACAGCTACATGTGGGCGTGTGATAACAATTCTGTCAATTTCTTTGAGCGTATACAAGTCTGCTGCGTATGTCGCTGTGACGTAGGTTTTGCCTGTACCTGCAGGACCAAGAATGAATATCTGATTGCTAGTCTTTAAGCTATCAAGCAACTCTTTCTGTTTGTCGTTTATAGGTACAAGACCAGACACCTCTTTGGCTGCTGCGTTCTTGTAGTTAGTCTTCCGTCTAGTTCTAGTTTGTTTCTTTGGGAAGTCTGTTACATTCATTATGTTCCTTTCGGTACTTCAGAACAGTACGCTACTACATAAGCTTCGGGGTTGGGGCGAGTAGCCATATGACTGTAGTACGTAGCCTCTGCATCTTTCTGACATTGATTTAAGTCACGGTAGGGAAAGCCCTCTGCATAAGAGAACATTGCTGTACCATCAATCAATACAACTACTAGAACCCACATTAGTCTAGACTCTCTTGGGCTAGCTTATCTTCGATGTACTCGACACCTGCTTTACCTTGGTCAATGGCATAGTTAGCTGCTGGTTCTACAACCTCTGTAATAACACCCATAGTTAGACCTAGTGCCACTACTGTAGTTACAAAAAATTCGATCATGATAGATACTCCTTTAGATCGGTATAGCCGCCTATGTGAGTTCCTTTATCGTTAAACACCTGCGGCACGGTAGTTATACTGGAACGCTTCAATAAAGACAACAACCATTTACTGCTGTCCGACTGAATATTATATTCTACGTATTGAATACCTTTACCCTTCATCAAGGCTTTGGCATCATCGCAGAAGTTACATTGATCACGTGTGATTATCACGTACATTCTTTTTCCTTTTTATATTCTTGTAGGGCATACTCTAAGCTCTCTTTTATTACCTTTTTAGTCTCTTCACAAACAGATGCACTCTTAGATAAGTTCTCTGTTGCTGTTATAATCTGTAGATTACCACTCCAATGTGGCCCACCATCAGATAAAGGCCACATATGATCTACGTGATGCTCTACTCCTGTGGCTTCGCTTATAATAGATCGTAGTTTGTATATCTTTACAAGTCTGTCTGTTTCTATAGGACACTTTCTGAGAGGTTTAGGTATAACCTTTTTTATTAGGCATTGACGTTTCCTAGTCCTTGCTAAATAGGAATCTTTATTAGCTTCATAGTACGCTTTATTACGCGCTGCTATCTTTTCTTTATTAGCTTCACGGTAAGTTTTAAGGTACTTTCTATTATAATCTAATATACTATCTCTATTAGCTTCACGGTAAGCTTTTCTCTTCTTTAATACTCTCTCTCTATTAGCTTCATGGTAAGCTTTTCTCTCCTTTAATATTTTCTCTCTATTAGCTTCATAGTACGCTTTATTACGCGCTGCTATCTTTTCTTTATTAGCTTCACGGTAAGCCTTATTATGCTCTCTTTTTCTAGCCTTACGTTCTTCTTCTGACATTGGTGGCATTTAGTTTTCTCCACTTTAGTTCATGTAACAGTTTTTTCTGTTCGTAATCAGACATTATAATCCAATCACGTATTTCATCTATAGTTCTGTTACACCCCACGCACTCACCGTTTTCTATGCGGCATACGAGTACGCAGGGTGACTGTTGGCTACCTACACTAGGTCTACGATTTCGCATGAGTCACCAGAGCAAGCCATAGTCTGCATAGACACGGTGTTATCCTCTTGCTCATACTCTGATAGCTTAGTCCAATCAATAGACTTTGGCATAAGTTTAAGTAGACGCTGATACTCACCTTTGTCACAGTCCTGATATGGTGCTTGCTGATATGTATGATCAGAGTGAGGCAAGAATGATACACCAGACATCTCATCAAAGTGTTTGTACACAAATGCACCCACCTCTAGCCATTCATGCTCACGTACTGAAATAGTCACAGATGGTTTATGCTCACACCAATGACGCTGATATGTTAGCCACATCTCTAGCTGCTCAATAGCTGTCATGTCGTTACGTGTCACAGCAAGATCAGGTGACTTCTGAGGGAAGCTGAATACTGTAGTAGTATCACCCTTGAATACGCATGGCTCATTAGGGATACCTTGATCCTTCATAAACTGTGTTAGTGGGTCTTTGTTATCGCCACGGACAGTACGAATATAGTAGGGGCTATGACGAGCATGAATCCCAGAAGCAGAATCAACCAACTGTGAGACAGTACCTGACGGTTTAACGCACGTGATAGCAGCAGAGGCAGGGATGCCAAGGCGTTCAGCCCACTCAGCATTAGTAGCAACGGCAATGGATCGTAGATGCTCAAGAGTTTTCTCCAGTCCTTTGTTCTTGGCAGTCATAAGAGGGTTATCCATGATGCCTGTAAGAGACACACCTAGTAGACGTTCCTCTTCTGTGTTACGCTGCCAGTCTTTAGATAGGTATGGGAACTTTGTGTAAGTAGACTGGATTGTACCCAAGATCGTAGCAAGTTTAACCTTACGCTCGATATCCTCAATACTGTCTGTAGCACGAATGATACACTCAGAAAGGTTGCAAAATTCCGCGGATCGCAAGATGATTTCTGAACATGGATTTGTCCCGAACTCATAGTTGCTATCACGTCTACCAAACTTCTCTGCTTGCTTCTTAGATGCTTGACGATTGAACACGCCACGCTCACCAGACTTTGACTCTACAAGAGCAGTCCACTCACGCATGAATGTCTCTACATCAGGCTTCTCAGTATAGCTTACAGAGTTATTAGCCAATGCACGATGCGCTGCTGTTTCCCACCATTGCCCAGACTTGGCATGACGCATACGGTCATCACTCAGGTTAGACAAAGAGATCATAGCAGAACGGCGTACACCACCCACAACAACGATCTGACCAATGAAACACATAAGGTCATGACATTCTAGTGATGATAGCTTACGTCCTTGTGCGCCTTTGAATGTGTTAACAGCAAAGTTGAATAGCTCTACTAGTGGTGCAGGGCCAGAGGCACGTCCACCGAATGTCTTTAGTCTTGCACCTGCAGGGCGTACCTTTGACACATCCCACTTTGGAATCTCACCTGACCACAGCAATGCTAGTAGCTGACGGAATGCCTTAGCCCAACCTTCTTTGCTGTCTTTGACTACAATGGTTGTCTCGCTATCAAACAGTTGTTCTGGCACCTCTGGTAGCTTGCTGATGTATTGACGTTCTACAGAGAACCCTACACCTGTACCACACAGTAAGATGAACATAGCCTCATCAAAGCGTGTAGGCTTATCTACAGCCACGTAAGAACAGTTGTACATACATGTGTTGTCACGTGCTGCTGCGGCTCCTGCGGTCATCATAGAGCGCATGGATGGCATAATATCTAGGTTAAGAATAGCTTCTTCAATCTGATTAATGTAAGAGTCATCACCTGCTACTGGACGTACAATGTTATCCATGTAACGTGATACTGTTTCGTCCCAATTCTCACGCCCTTTGCCATCGAAGTACTTGGCATAGCGTGACTTGTGAATGAATGACTGATAGTCTGTTGGTAAATAGTTATTCATCTGTTTTCTCCTTTTTCCAGCTCTTCGATGCGTTCCAGTAGTTTCTCTACATCTTCATAACGACACCAAGGCCCATCCTTATCCTCTCTACGGACATTTCGAGACCATTCACTTTCTTTCGTAAAGTAAAAACGCCTAATCTTCATCTGTTGTCTCCTGAACCCTTTAGTTTCCCACGTTTTTGTCTATCGTCTAGCTTCTGGATGTTAAGCTCTAGGATTTCCTGTAGCCCACGCCCATAGATGTTACCTAGTGCAGTAGCATAGAATACTACATCACCAAGCTCTTTCATAATTTCCTCATTAGTAAAACGGCTGCTGTCACGAACAAGCTTCTTCATCTTCTCCGCTACTTCACCTGCCTCACCAACAAGGCCAAGAGTATTCTCATACAAACGCTCTTGCCCCTCTGTCAGGATTTTCTTCTCTACCCAACCAGAGTAAAAGTCTGCCCAATTAACAGGGTCAGCATCTGGGAACATATCATAATACCCCATACTCTCTAAGTCTTTCTCGCTTATCATCGTTCTTTCACCACCAAGTTTTCTATTTCTACATCATCAACATCATACATAACATCTTTCAAAAGATCGTGTACATCTTCTTCATGGTTGTCTTCATATGATGATAGAATGTTGTTGTCTTCATCTATTGTCATAAGAAACGTTACGCTAAACTTTCTCATTTATGCTTCTCTTTATAGTTATCTATAAGCCACCCTAAGTAGACTTGTGCTTTTTCTAAGTCTTCTAAGCCGTTCTTATATTCGTGTCGCCATAAATACTTTAGCACATTACCTGCCATGTATGCTGATGTTCCATCCATACTGCTTGTCATAGCACGTATAGCTTCGATGCACTCTATACCTGCCTGATTGTAATGTACTGGCTTGTTTACTGGATCGCTCATGCACTCCCCTCAGTCTTTGTCCAAGCGTTTAATCTAATGACATTGCCATCTGTTGTGTAACCCTCTGCTTCCTCATGCTCCGCTAATGCTTCTGCATACTGATCAGGGTATAACTCCTTTAGCATGTCGTGTTTGTATTCGTCAAGGTAATCCAGAATATCTACATTATCTTGTACAAACGCTAGTGCTGCTGCCATAGTCAAAGCTGCGTCTACTGCTGCCTGACCTGCTACACCATTAACATCAGAACCAAAAGTAATACCTGTCTTTAGTTCCATTGTCCATTCACCATCATCATCAAGTACAGGCTTAATTAGAACAGCTACTTCATCACTACCTAATACATAACCCATCATACTCTCCGATCTACTTTTACACGTTGCTCTTTCATACGACTACCTTTTTCTTTTAGCCATTCTTCTGGTATCACACGATGCGCCCATTTAAAACCCTTTTGTTCGCACCAATCGCAATAACGTGATTTAGCACCTTTATAGAGTTTTGCGTTTGCATTACTGAATACGAAACGAATATCTAATGTAGGATGCTGTTTCGCAATTTCAACGTGTTTGCGTCTATCTGCTGAACTAAATATGCCTTTCGTTTCGATTATGATACCGTTGTCTAGCTCAAAGTCTGGTGTGTAGGTTCGATACTTGAGGTCTTCCCACTCGATTTTAAGCTTCTCATACTCGACT